AGGGGAGATCATGAAAAAACCCGATGCACTTTTTAATCATGCATCAGGTTGATTTCACTACTTTCTAGGTGGACCTGGTGGGATTCGAACCCACGACCCCCACAATGCCGTGGGGGTTGCCGGGAGGGAATCACGGCAAACGGCGACTACAGAGGTGGTGTAATTTGTGGTGTGGTTTGTTCTTTTCTTTCCGATTTGATACGATTTTGGTATGAGTGATGAATTGATGCGGGTTTTTACGCCTGAGGCGGGCGAGATTCCTGTGAGGTCGCAGCGGGTGGCGGCAATTATTAAATTTCTCGTGAACAACGAGCGCCGCGTGGGGAGTATTTCACGCGGGAAGGTGATGTTCAGTTTTGCCGGTGCGACGTCGTTGCAGGTGGATGTGGTGGATCACACGGATTTGACGCCTCGGTAGGTCAGTAGGCTCTGACGGCGTTAGCGTAAGAAGCGCGCCCAGGGCTGTTTGATGTAGTTCGTTGGCGTTAGCGTAAGAAGCGCGCCACCGCGCAGTATGCGGGGTGGCGCGCTTTTGGGTTTTCAGGAGAGCACAACATAGGAGGTGCATTGTGTCGAGGAAGCTATTGATGCTGTTGGGTGTGTTGGGTGTGATGCTGTTCGCGTTCGGTACGCGGGTGGGGGCGCAGAGTCCGCCTCCGACGCCGGTGCCGCCCACGGTGGAGCCGACGCCTCCGGCGCCGCCGGGTCCTGAACCGCCCGAGCTGGAGGATCCGACCGACATCCTCGTCGTACTGGGATGGCTGGCCGCCGGGGGCGCCGGTCCGGCCGTCGCGTTTTTCCTGGCCACGCAGGCGTGGTTCAACAAGCTGAAGAACGACGACCTGAAGGTCGCGATCGTGATGAGCTGCATCGTGTTTATTCCGCTGGTGGCCAAGGTGTTGATCGACTTGGTGCCGCCCGAGGTGTGGGCCGCGATCCAGCCCTACTGGTCGGTGGGCGTCGGGGCGTTGCTGATCGGTTGGCCGCTGAGCCAGGTGATCTATGAGCGCTATATTCGCGCGCGTGGCGAGGCCGAGGTCGGCGACTGCGTCCAGATTCAGGATGACGAGCCGTTCTAGTGATCGAATTGTTGGGTGCGATCGCAGGGATTATCACCGCGCTGGCGGGTCTTGCTGGCGCGGTGGTAGTCCTGCGTAAGGCGCGGGATGAGCGGCGTAGGATCCGCGCTGAGGCTCAGCGCGTCGTCGAGGAGCGCCGCAAAGTGGCGGCGGAGCGTGAGAAAATTACGGCGGAGCGCGAGCAGGTGGAGGCTGTTGCCTCGGAGCGAATTACGAAAGCGGCGCTATCGCTGATCGAGCCGCTCCAGGTGAGGTTGAGTGGCCTCGAGCAGGAAAATGAGCAATTGCGGGCGAGATTGGACGCGGTAGAGATGGAGAATGTGAAATTGCGGTCGCGACTGGATCTGGTGGAAAAAGAGAATTATGAGCTGACGCGGGGCATCGCTACACTAACGCAGCAAATCGAGGATCTGGGTGAGTGCCCCACGTGGCGGCTGCGGGGGGAGGACGTATGACGGTGATAACGGCGTATTGGCAGCAGGGGCCTGTGTGGCGGGGGGTGGCGCTGGGTACGACGACGGCGACGACGATTGGTGGGTACGGATGTGCGGTTTGCGCGTTGGCGTCGTGTCTCACCGATGCTGGTGTGGATATCGACGGGCGTGCTCCTGATCCTGGGCAGTTGAATCGTTGGTTGGCACGTAACGGCGGTTTCTATGCTGGGAACCTACTGGTTTTTGATAGCGTGCGTCCTCTGGGTATGCAGGTCGTGGATTATATCGACTGTCGTCGTTTTCCTGCGCCGGTGGATCGGCTGGCGGCGGCGCTGGCGAATGATTTGAGCGTGGTGATACAGGTAGATTTTCGGCCCGGTGGTGGTCAGAACTCGCATTTTGTACGCTTGTTGCGATTGGAGCAGGCCGACGCGCTGATGATGGATCCGTGGTTGCCTTCGAGCTGGGGCGTGACGTGGTTGATGCCGCGATATGCCCGGTATTCGTGGGATGATCCCGCGCGGGCCATTATGCGGGCCGTGATCTACGGACCGGTGGATGTAGCGGCGGTGACTGAGGAGCAGGGCGCGACGGTGGCGCGCCAGGAGACGCTGTGCGCCGCGCCGTGGGTGGGTGTGGGGCGCGATGGCTGAGGCAGAGACTGGGGCACCGGCGTGCCCCCCTGTGACAACAGATTCTACGACGCCCCTCCCAGATACGTCGGTGTCTCAGTCTGTGCCTGTGCCAGATGCGCCCCGGCTGCCGGGGATGCCCCCAGCCGATGGCAATCCCGCCGATGAGGCGGCGCTGCTGAGTGAGCAGTATCGCCACATTTTTGAGGATGGCGAGGCGGCGGCGGGGTGGCTGGAGGATTATTTTGCCCTGGTAGCCGAGGGGTGGAGTTGGCGGCAGGCGGTGTATATGATTTGGGCGAGTCAGCCCAAACCGCGCACGCCACCCACAGAGCTGGAGCTGGCTCAGCAGGTGCTAGGGCTGAGCACGGCGCGGGCCATCCGGGCGTGGAAAGCCGACAATCCTGGGATGGCGCTGCGCATTCGCAAATTGCAGTTGGCTGCGCTGGGCAAGGCGCGCACGCAGGTGTTACAGGCATTGATCGAGAGCGCCACGCAGCCGAGCTATCGTAATTATCGAGATCGTGAGCTGTTTTTGAAAATGACCGGCGATTACGTGCCGCGCAATCAGTTGGACGTGGGGCCGGTGCTGGATGGGGATGTGGAGGCGTTGAGCGCCGAGGAGCTGGCGGCGCTGGCGCAGATCCCGGTGGATAATGCCGAGTGAGGATCAGGTACTAGAGGCGCGGCGCGAGCAGGCCCGGCGCAAAATGGCGCGGGAGGACCTGCTGGCGTTTGCGTGGTACACGTTCCGGGTCTACCGCGCGGCGGCGGTGCACCGGGTGCTGGCGGCGCATCTGGCGGCGGTGGAGCGCTACGTGCGCACCGGCGGCAGCGAGGGTATTGGGCGGCTGATGGTGTTTATGCCGCCGCGCCACGGAAAGAGCGAGCTGGTAAGCGTGCGCTTCCCTGCGTGGTTTCTGGGGCGTAATCCCAATTGGCGCGTGATTTTGGCGTGTTGCACGGCCAGCCTGGCCGTCAGTTTTAGCCGCCAGGTGCGCGATACGATCCGGGATGTGCCGTATCAGGCCGTGTTTGGCGCGACCAGCGGCCTGCCGGAGGAGGAACGGGTGCTGTTGAGCACGGAGAGCCGCAGTGCCGAGGCGTGGGACGTGCAGGCGCACACCGGCGGGATGGTGACCGCCGGGGTGGGCGGCAGCATCGTGGGCCGGGGGATGCACCTGGGGATCATCGACGATCCGTTTAAAAACCGCGAGGAGGCGGAGAGCGCTCGCGTGCGCGAGCGTGTGGATAACTGGTATCGCAGCACGTTTTACACCCGCCTGGAGCAGGCGGGGGCGGTGGTGTTGATGCACCAGCGCTGGCACAGTGACGATTTGGCGGGGCGGCTGCTGCGGCGGATGGTGGAGGAGGAGGGTACCGATCGCTGGACGGTGTTGAATTTGCCCGCGATCGCGGAGCCCTGGGCCGACGGCGTGACGGGTGAGGATGTGCTGGCAGCGGCGCGCAATGGCTGGTGGAAGTGCGCGGATGCCCTGGGCCGGGAGCCCGGCGCGGTGCTGTGGCCGGGAAAATACGATTTGGAGGCGCTGCGCTCGATTGAGGCGAATCTGGGAGCCTACGAGTGGGAGGCGCTCTATCAGCAGCGCCCGCAGCGATTGGAGGGTGCGTTGATCAAGGCGCATCAAATTCTACAGATCCGGCGGGATCAGGTGCCGGAGGGGCTGCGCGAGGTGCGGTACTGGGACCTGGCCGTGAGCAAGCGCAAGCGCGCGGATTATATTTCCGGCGCGCGGGTGGGACGCGGCGCGCGAGGGAATCTGTACATCGAGCACCTGGCGCGGCTGCGCGGGCCGTGGGCCGATGCGCGGCCTCGGATGATGGAGGTAATGCTGGCCGATGGCCCCGGCGTGGTGCAGGGGATTGAGACCTCTGGCCAGCAGGCGGGGTATTTTCAGGAGTTGCAGCGCGATGCGCGTTTGCAGGGGCTCTCGATTGTGGGGGTAAATCCGCAGGAGGTGGGCTCCAAGGAAATTCGGGCCAACATTTGGGCCAGCCGGATCCAGGATGGGATTGTGCACCTGGTGGTGGGCAACGGGTGGGATGTGGAGGCATTCGTGAGCGAGTGCCGGGTGTTCCCACTGGGTGAGCACGACGACCTGGTGGACGGCGTGAGTGGCGCGGTGCAGAT